TAAGTTAATGAGTGATATATGAATGCTAAGCCTACTGCCTACCCCATTCTGGGACACAAAACACTCAAAGGAGAGTGTGGGATTTGAACCCACGGACCGCACATAGGCGACCACCCGTCTAGCAAACAGGCGCATTCAACCTGGCTCTGCCAACTCTCCATGTTAAGGGAAGGCTTACTGCCTTACCCTTAATTCTTGATACTACCATTCTAACAGATTTTAGACTTCATGCACACTCACTTTAGCTCACTTTGTCTATGATAGTCTCCTCTAATTCAGACTCAGCCTGTTTGCGTAATCTGTAATAAGTTGCCTTACTAATTCTCAAATTGTCGCAAATATCCTCAATGTAGGTCTTAGTAATGTAAGTCATTCTGAGAATAGACCTGCTCTTTGGATTTTTAAGCCTGTTAATCATTCTACCTAATTCAAGTTTCCTGTTAATAACTTCTTTAGTATCCTGTTCTATAGCCTCTTTCATCACGACAAGCTGAGTATAAACATCATCAACTTTTCTAGTCTGTCCGCCTTGGACTTTGACGTCAGTCCACTTGGGGCTTGAGAGCAAACCTGCCTCAAGCTCATTGATTTCATCTATACGGCTTTGGATGTCCATGTCCAGATCCTGTAACTCTTTCAAGAGTTCTTTAGCCTTGTTCACTCTCTGTCTCCTTTGTGATATAATAGTATTTGCGAGAACTATTAGCTGAGACAGAGAATGTCTTGGCTTTTTTTATTTTATTCTTTATTCGTGATCACACTACCTGCACCGTTGACAGTGACCCAGCCATGCTTCTCTCTGGCTTCTGCTTCTTTCATACGGATAAGGTTGTCTGTGATTGAGTCTGACTTAGCTTTGTTGGCCTTGGCTTCACCTTCTGCTTTGATGATACCTGCGTCTGCTTCTGCTTGAGCTTGAACTTTCTTGGTATCAGCTTCAACTTTTGCTTTTTCTTGTTCCTGCTTAGCTGTATCGATTTCCTTTTGTTTGACCGATTCATTTTTGATCGCTGCTTCAATCTCATCGCCTGCGTCTTGGTCTGTAATGGTAAAGGATACAAACTCCAAATCGTAAGACTCAAATTTTTCTTTAAGAGCTTTATCAATTGCCTCATAAACTTCAGTACGCTTGTCACCGAGAATATCATAAATATCGTAATTTCCTGTTACAGATTCAATAGCACGCTGAACAGCAGGAGATACTACACTATTATTCACGTTTTCTAAGTCTGTGTAATTAGAGAAGACCGTCATAGCCTTTTCCTTATTGACACGATATTTCACATCAATATTGGTGTTGAGCCACTGACCATCTTTAGTCTGAGTCGTGATTTTCTCCATTGTTTTTGTTTGAACAGATGTAGATAAGGTGTAGACTTTGTCAATAAATGGCATTTTTAGATGATATCCTGTTTGCAGGGTATTTTCTTGCACACCTCCAATTGCGCTAACTTTAACTCCAACTGTATTAGCTGGGATACGTTTCACAGCTGTGAGACGAAAAATCCCAAGTGAAGCAACAGCTGCAACTGTAATGATACCGCCCTTAGCAAGTTTTGTAAGTGTAGTTTTTCCTGTTTCATGATTGTATTGTGTAAACATTGTTTTTACTCCTTTTTTAAATTATTTTCCCATCAAAAACTAGTGTTATTGTACCTGTACCATCTTTGTGTTTAGATACTAAAGCGCGACAATCTGAGCCCAATTCAATGCCCTCAACTGTGATACTGCGCTTTATCCTATCAACATTGATGATTGTTCCCATTAATGTTTTAATTCTCATGTTCCATCTCCTCGATAAGCCAGTCGAGATTCTTTCGTGCTTTCTTCAGGTCTTCGAGACCGTTTTTCTTTTGGAACCGTAACTGGTACTTCAAGGCATTTCCAAGATAAAAAGCCTTTCAGCTGTTCTGGTGTCATGAAATTTCTTAGAGCATCGATAGATTCCATACCATACCGACCTTGGTAGTGGCTTGGTTTGTTTACGTTATCAATTATTTCTGGGTTCACTCCTTATCCTCCAAAAGCTCAGGGTTTTCGTAGATGTTGCCAATGATTTCTTCATGCTCAGTCCACGCATATCCTTCTCTCAAGTCTTTTAGGTATACAGCTGGCATTCCTCCACAATACGTACCGCCATATTCTTTTTCTATATAGACTTCGTGAAGGCATCCTCTGGTGCATTTGATAATATCTCCGACAAATACCTCTTTACCGTTTTTGTCTTTAAGTCCTGTTGATTGCATGATGACTAGATTATCAACGAAAACATAATCTGGACTAACAAAGACAGAGGATTGGTCAACTACTACAACCTGTCCGCTTTCTGTTATTGCGAAAGTATCTTTAAACATCTCTTTATTTGTGGTATCCCACGCTCTAAATTTTTGTTTCATAATCTCACCTCGTCTCCAATCCTTAAAGATTCATAGTTTGTTTGAGTAACTACGAACACTCCGTAATTTTGTACTGTGATTGTGTGCATGTCGCCTATTTTTTCTTTGTGGACGACTCTGCCTTTAATTTCTGCGCCTTGATTATCCGCCTTGTAGATAACCATCGGGCGCTTTTCTTCTAGTTCTTTAATGTGGATACTCTGCCAGATGTTTAATCCAGCAGATAATAATATCCAGATAGCTATGAATCGTTTCATCACTCCACTTCCTCGTTTTCATTTGGAAAAATTTCTTCAATTTTCTCCAAGGTATATTTTTGTCCATTTTTTATAAATTTTAACCATTCTTCAGATGATATTATCATCCCTCAACCTCCTAAATTGCTAAATGGAACTTCCCACTGATAATCATCATATTCATAACAAACGTTTTTGATAATTTCACCTTTGGAAATTTCAATTTCCTGCGTGAATTCCATGCCACACTCAAACGTAAAAATTTTAATATCAACATCAAACTCACTTGAAATTTCTTGATAATTTTCTGGAATAGCACTCCACGCTTGCTTGAAATTATCCAGTTCGACAATACAAAATTTTTCTTCAAACCAAACTTCTATTTGTTCTTGTTCAATAAACGCTCGTCTTGTTTCATTAATGTAAAAATATAGAGCTGTGTTATTGAATTTAAGCAGAGTGCCATCCCATTTATCTTCTAGCGTCACAGTGTCATTTAATAGCATTTGTTTTAATGCTGATGCAATATTTTCGCTTCTTCCTCTTAATTTAAGAGATCCTTTGGCCCAATTTGGCATTATTCTTCCACCTCCTCAATCTCAATACCTTCACAATTGAAAACCCAGCCAAAGTTGGCTTCTTCAAGTTCTTTGCGGGTGTGGTGTATTTTTGTATCCACATCATTCACATAGATAAAGCGAGAACCGAAATACCAATGTTTTTGGTTCGTGTTGTATTTCAAATAATTATTATGGTCTCCAATCGACTTCGCCTTCACAAAATACCGCTTCTCTTCCTCGACTTCATAGCCGAATTGGTGCATATTGACGAGGGTTTGAAACGAGGTTATTGAACAGTTCATCCATCTTTTAAATTCCGATTCCTCTTGATGATTCCAATTATAGATGTAATCCCAAATATAATGGTTTAAATCATGTTTTTTCTTCTCATACCAATCCGCCACAAATTGCTTTACTTTGACTGGTTGCGGTTCGTCTAGTTGTTCAATGAGTTTAATTACTTCCAAGTAGTCTACAATTTTAGATTTTGGAAAAGGTGTCTCGATAGCAATTTTATTTATTTTTTCAATCAATTTCTGTTTTTTCATTTTTGTACTCCTCTATTTCTACCTCTATCCTTGGATTTAGACTGTAGAACTTGCCTACATCATGCAGAGCTATCTGACCGTCATCCTGAAAGACGATCCCTGACATGCTGTCATAAAGGGCTTTCTCATAGTTGTCAATGTCAGGCTTTTTGCCTACAGGGATAATCTCATCCAGGAGGGCCTGTTGGTTCTTCTTGACCTTTGAGATATACTGAGGAGACTTGATGTAAAATCTAAGCTTTGTCCTCAGAGCTCCCTCAAGAATAGGCTGGCCTATGTACTGATTAGCAATGAGCAGCTGGCAATGATTGCGCCAGGCTTTCATGTCCTTATCTTCATAAGTCGTGGTAAAACTCCCACGCCTTGCAAACCTTGGCCGTGATTGTGGTTTAGGCTCAATGTTCAGGACAAGCTTCATAGCAAGACTCCATGGAATCCCAATTCTTCAAATAGATTCTTTTTGTTTTCTTCAATAAATTTAAAGAGGGTCTGAACTTCTTTGGTATCTTTGGCAAATTCTCCAGCTGCATAGGCGCTATCCAAAATCATATCAACAGATTGTTTAGCTTCTAGCACCAGCTTGTATTCAGGCTCAAATAAGTCGCCGTTTTCATCTAGTGATAGCTGTTTATCTTGTTTTACAAATTCTGCTACTGGACTCCACAACGAGCTCCCGACAATTTCGATATTCTGTTCTGTTTTGCTTGTTACGATTGTAAAAGGCGTATTAATTACCGCTGTTTTTTGCATTTGTTTTTCTCCTGTTAAAAAAGTGTTGTTTGCAAAGGGTACACATCTTCAAATGGCACTCCGACTCTTAGACAGTCTCGTTTGATGTCCAGTGTAGAGATGACGTACTTGACACCATTATTTTTCTTGTCATAGTGTGGATAAGTGTAGCCATCATTTTCTATTTTTTCGATAATTTCAGATTTTGTTTCAGGACAGATTTCTGTCCAGTTGATCCATTCCATTTTTATCCTTCCACGACACCGTACCAGAGATTAGACACTCTTTATCCAACCTGCTAGCAAGTGTGGTTCGATTGTAAATGCCGTGGCTGGTTTCGATACAGTCACTGTAAATATTTTTAATTTGTACGATTTTAAAAAATTCTCCATTTTTTAAAACTTTCACGTAATCGCCTTTTTCAAGTTTCATATTTCCTGCCAAAATCCCACGCCTGCCAATTTGTGAGCAAGGCAAGCGTGAGTGAAATTCTTTACGTCATTCGTCCAAAAGCCACATAAGTGTCACTGACGCATTTTCTAGTTCGCAGTTTTACAAGAATGCACGGCTTGTTGATTTTTGAGTTGTTTCCAAAATGGAAATAGTTGGTTTTTGATTATTTTTTTATCTTTTCTTTTGATTTGATACTTCTCATATTGTTCTCTGAGGGAACTTTGTAAATAATCAATGCTGACGAATGCCAATATTCAGCGCTGACTCCACTATCAGCAACAGCAGATACGTTTGATTGAAATTTGATGTCAATCAACATAATGTCTGGATTTTCGGCAAGCCAGCTATTTATTTGATCATCAATCGCCGCGTCACTTGGGTAGTCGGATGATAGAAATACTGTTTTAATCATTTTATTTCCTCACTTTTCCAAACTTAATAATCACTTTCAATCAAATCATTCAAGCTAACTACTGCATTCAGTTTTTTCTGACTTCTGCAATAATCGCAATGACCACATTTTTTAGGTTCTTTCCGACCTTGGATAACGTCCCAAACTTCTACAATTTCAGACTTGATTTTGTCTAAACCTTCCTCAAGCCATTCATCATCGATTTTCAAAATATCACGATCTGGCACGTTTTCCTTGCTGACAGCTACAATGTATGGTCTAAAATCATTCCCAGTCATTTGTTTCAGCAATTCACGATATAGACCAAGTTGTCCATGGTATCCAAAATTAAGAATATTGTTAACTGCTGCAGGAACTTTCTTTTTAAGTTCTGCGCTCCATTCTTCAGCGTAGATGGACTTCATGGTTTTTAAATCTACGAAATAGTCACGACTCAAGTTGACACTGTCCAGCTTTCCTTTTACTGGCACGCCCTCGATTTCTCCATAAACAATCAACTCTTTTTGAACCTCATCTGACGGATAACCGTGATACAAATGATTAAATCCATCATCGTCCTTTAGGCTTGCAATCATCTTATCGCCGATCACAAAATCAGATTTTAGATTTCCTTTGTTCTTTCCAGTCTTAGCTAGTAACTTGTCACCATTTTCATCCATGAACTGCTGATGCGCTTCGGGACTTTCAAAGTAACTGTGAACATAATTTCCGAGGAGAAGAGGGGTTTCATCTCTCTCCTCAGTCCATTGCCCACTGTCCAAAGCAAATGCCTTCGCTTGGCATTGCTGATAACGTTTGAAGCGTGAATTGGTCAAATAGCTAGTATCGTCATAGTAATTTTCTTGAGTTAATTCAATCATGGCTATAACTCCTTAATGTTGGTCGTGTTTCCCTCAAAGAAACTGATCTCTTCCAAAACTTCGCCTGTTTCTTCGTCAAAATCTGGAATTTCATCTGCTGGGTATTCGGTAGAAGCTAACTCGTCAGGATTTGCCGTTTTTTCAGCCGTTTTTGGAGGTGTTTCGCTTTCTTCGGTAAATTCTCCATCTACCACGTTGTCGGGCTCTGTGGGCGTGCTAGGAGCTTTTAAGATGTCATCTAATGTTTCAACTTCTTCTCTCACTGGTTCAGCTTCTTTCACTTGGCGCTCGTTATCATACTCATTTTCTGTAGTACGGTTCACAGCATCAATAAATAAGTCATTATCATCACTGGTATTAAAGAACTGTTTAGCCGCACGATTGATAACTGTGCGCTTAGCCATTTCTTGAGGAAAATTATTCTGAACATTCTTTGTTTTTGCTTGTGCCCAAGACTTGTCAATTTCTTTTTTGGTCATAACGGTCAGGATTTTCTCCCCATCCTCTTTTTCGATAATGCAATAAGCTCCTGCGATTGGATTGTCTGCATTAACCCAATCCGTTTCATGGCTAACAAAAACTTTCCGACCGTTTTCGTTCTTAATTTGGAATTTGTCACCCTCATAGATAACTTCTGCATAAATATCTTTCACTTCTGGTAATTGCTTAACAACTTTCATAGTGCCAAAATATGACCTAGTCAACTTAACAGTATTTCCGTAAGGGATAAAATAGCACTGAGTCTTTGCTGGGCTAAGCCCTTGAGTTACCATGTCAAGGAGTGCATTGTAGATACTATCTTGAGTGCACATCTGGAGCAAATTCCCACTGCTGGAATTTTTTAGAGCATAATATGCTGAACTGAGTGCATTGCTGACACTGTAATTTGAAGCAATCATTAGTCCCTCGTTTTGCATTTCTCCAATGCGCGCTGCAACTGGTGATGTAATTTGTTTTTGTGTTAGTTCGTTAGTCATTTTCTTCTACCTTTCGTCTTCTTCAAATTCCAATTTTCACGCTTTAAGCGTCGATTTTCGTTTTGTAATCTCAAAATAACGTCTTGTTGTTCATTGATAATCTGCCCCATCTCTCGGCCAAGATGAATATAGTCAGAGCGCAAGGTGCCATTATCTGCGTATAACTCTTCAATCATACTTCATCACCCACATATCGATACTGTCCACATCCAACATAGATGTACTGGCTAGGGTCAAGTTCTTCTCGTGGTTCAGGTGGCTGCATTATATCTCTGTCATAATCAAACATGAGCATCTCCTTTGCTCTATCCCAAATACTTTGCACAGCGTGCTCTTCGTGGTTCTGGTAAGGCTAATGGCTCAGGTCGCAATCCTTGAGGCGGTTCGTTGTCAAATGTGAAGCCCTTGAACTCCCGACGGATATTCTTGCGGATTTGTTCTCTTTCAATCTCACGACCCATTTCAAGCAATTCATTACAAGTTCTAATCACTTGCGTATCATACTCTTCTTGAAGTCGTTTTTCTTCCTCTTTTTGTTTTTCTAACTGATGAGCTAGAATCCCTGCGCTAATAAATCCCAAAATCACTACGCCGGTTCCTAAAAGCTGACTAATTAATGGTGGTTCAAACATTTCTTCTCTCTCCTTTATTTCGCTAACTGACTTTGAAACCGTAGTACGTCGTTCAAGTCATATAAATACTTACCGCCTTTAGCATTTTGCTGGTAGCGGAATTTCCCTGCGTCTCTGAAATCTTCGATTTTCTTGCGCCCCCAGCCCGTCTTTTCCTGAACATCTTTAATCGAAGCCCAGTTCGTTCCTCTTGCCACTCGCATTTTAGCTTCAGTCATAGCTTTCACATTCAACTGGACAAGCTCTTCCAACAGTTCGTTTTTAAAATCTTCTCCAAACAATTCCAAAGCCATTGGCAATTTCCTCTCTTTCGTGTTATAATTTAGTTAGTTATTTTAGTATGCGCCTGATTGCCGTCAGGTGCTTTTTTTGTGTTACCTTAGTTCGTCTATTTTGACTTCCAGTGCATCAGCGATTTTGCACATATTCTTAAAAGAAATACGCTCAGTTTTGATATTGCTAATTGTATTTGGACTGATACCAGCTTTTTCAGCTAATTCCTTCTGTGTCATTTCTTTTTCAATCAACAAATGCTTAAACTTCTTCCACACACATTGCTCCTTTCCCAATATATTGTGTTTCAAACATATAAAAACACTACATATTGTTATTTAATTTAGATTATGCTATAATCATCCTTGACTAAGACCTCTCCCGTTTTAGTCAAAATCTAAACAGAAAGGAGGTTCAAAAAATGAGTAAGCTTAGCCATAAGCCAAACCACGTTGTTAAGAAACTAACCTGGGAAAATCTCGATAATATTCTATTATCTTATTTTTCAGAGTCGACTACTGATAAACCTAGCGCAGTAATTCAGTTATCTGATTTTGAAATGTCTAAAGCTGAAATTATCGAAGAAGCAACTGCTCAAGGTTATCAAGTTATCGATAATTCTGATGGTTATTTAGAGTTTCTATAGCGGATTTTAAAGATGATATATTTGTACGATTTACATCGATATCTCTTTTCAACTTAGCAATCTGTTCGTCGGATTGCTTTTTTCTTTTCCCACTATACGGATATCGTCTTGGTCTCATTTCTTCTCCTTCCAAACCAAAGTCCTAAATTAGAAATTTTAAACTTCTCTCTTTTATTTATTTAGAGAAGTAGGACTTGTTGTTAGTTAATATTTATTGTTATTTAATACTTGTTGTTAGTTAGTATTTATTAGTGCCCAAAATCTGACATCTCACTTTCTGACATCTCACTTTTTGGAAAGTCAGAATTAGAATTTGTGGACAACTTTGCAATAGATAAATTTAATCTCTGTTTCATAATATCGAATTGGAAATCAGATATTTTTACATCTGAAAAGAATCTGAATATATGACTCCCTCCATTTCCAGGAGGTTTTTTTCTGATTTTTCGCAAATATCCAGCCTCTTCAAAGATTTTGAAATACTTATCAATTGTCTTCCGGTTAACACCTTTTCGCTTGGCTATCTCCTCTGGATAGACTTGCCAGTTTGGGTGATTAGCCAGCACTACCATCATGATGCCAACAGCTGTAAAATCTAACGCAGGATCGTTGATAAAGCTATTACTAACAGCAGTATAATTTTCAGTCGCATTCTTGAAAGATAAATTGACAATCTAAATTTTTAAAGTCTGTCATAAGTTCTCCTTTCTATTTCTAATCTCCTTATCTACTGCTCATTCAAGTCGTTTCTAGATAACTTTTTCTAGTCTTTTAGAAATAATTTCTACATCTGAGCCGTCCAGTTTCAACTGGTCGGCTTTTTCATTTAAACGAGCTTCGACAACTTGGTTAATTTCAAACCATTCTCGTTTTGTAAATCGGCTTCTGAATTTTAGAAATTCGTTTAGTTTTTCTTTCATACCCTTGTCTTACTTTCTAGCGCCCTGAGTTCAATCTCATGGCTTACTTGTTTCAATAGCTTCTCACACGCTATTTTTGCTTCTCTGTACGTTGTGTTCTCGCTGATGAAGTAATCAGCAAGTTCGATGATTTTATCTTCCATTCAACCTCCTATATCAGTCTCAAGACTGATGTAATATCTTTCTAAATTGCTATAATAATCTTGACTAAGACCTCTCACCGTTTTAATCAAAATTCCAATAGAAAGAAATGATAATTATGGATCCTAACCAACTTAAAGACTTTCTTCCTCTTGTTACAGGATTTTTAGGAGGAGCTACTTCATCTGGTGTGTTCGCTGGACCTATTAAAACACTGCAAGATTGGTGGTATATAAATTATGGTCACGACATTTCTTCTCAAGCAGCGTTATTGCGTGCAAAAAACGAAATTGATGTCGAGAATCTCAGAAATAGCACACTTCAACAAGTGGCTACTATCCCACCAGAGAATGTTCAAGAACCTCCTCTAAAAATATTAGGCCCTGCATTGGAAGCATCTAAGTATTATATTGAGGAAGAAGAGTTGCGTTCTATGTTTGCGAAAATATTAGCAAGTTCATTTGATGATCGAAAGAACTCGATTATACACCCATCTTTCGTTGAAATTATCAAGCAACTAGATGTAACAGATGCACGTATTCTCCAATTTTTAAAAGAACAGAACCACGTAGCAGGATCCCCAATCCCTATCATGAATGCTGTCATAAATTCTGATAGTGCTTCTAAAATAATATTCCCAATCATATACTTTATAAATGGAACTGAAGGAATTGATGAATTGTCTCCATCTTTAACGAACTTAGAGCGACTAGGTCTGTTAAACATTAATGATGATAGATATTCTGCGACGGACTCAGACTATGATTTCATTAGAACTAACTCCAGCGTTCAATATATGCTTGAAATTCATCCAGAAATTAGTCTTGAAAAAATGTGTTTTTCTGTCACTCCTCTTGGAAAGAATTTTTTGGAAGTTTGCTTATGATATCTTCAGCAAATTTCTTAACACTTGATGTTTCGAAATCCATATATTTTTTGTACAGTTCATTTACTTTATAAATGTGGTAATGCATCATAGTAGATGTCACAATAAAAGATGTTAAAATTGAAATTATCAATGATTCCATAGGTCCTCCTTACGATCTCTCAAGAACTTGTGAATCGTTCAAAGAGATCTTAGCATCTAACTCATCCAACTTCTCAGCTATATAGGTCACGGTCCTCAATACTTCGTTGAGGGCTGTTCTTTCTAGTTCGTTCTTTTTTCTACCCCGCTACTTCATCTTCACTCAAAAACTTGTTGATAAAATACTGCTGGCCTTTGCCAGTGACCTTAGTTGTTGTGTTGACAGTAGTATGACCGTCAGCATGGTTGATATTTGTCTTTTTCAACTCAAACAGACCTAACTGCATGCTTTTCTGTGTTGGTTGGTTCCAAGACTCTCCACGGCGACTAATGAGGTAACCGTTAGAGCGTAACCACTGGAAGAGCTTGTTTTGACCAATGTCAATCCCATTCTGTTTCAGAATTTTAGCTAGTTCACCGATTAGACAAGATGACTTGCTTGCACTCACTGCATCCGCAAATAGCACTTTAGGACGGTCAGCCTCAATCTGCGCTTCCAGCTTGTGGACTTTCTTATCCGCCATGAGCAAGGCTCTTGCCATAATCTTCTCAGGACTGTTGAAGTCCTTTTCTACTTGAATGAAGTACTGACGGACTTCTTTTCCTTTGTCAGTTCGCTGAATCATGGCAATTTCCTTAGCCATGTCTAGTTTGATGATGTGGTCTACTTGATTAGTTGAGTTTCCTTGAGCTGTTACTCTTTTTTGAGTAATAGCTAGATAGTCTTGATTTTCAATAAAACCGTATTCTGTCATACGATTAAACCAATCATTGTATCGAGTTTTAACTCCCAATGCCTCATGCAACTGACGACCAGATACAATCGGCTCGTGATTGTCATTCACAGTCACTTTAATAATTTCGTTCATGTTTTTCCTCCTACTCAATCCCGTAATCTTCAATAACCTGAAGAATGAAACTGTTGGCTCGTGGTCCCTTCGTCGTCCCACTCAGAATATTTGTTACTTCCTGTCGCTTAAAGCCGTATGCAACTGCTAGAGTTGCTTTTTTGATACCCTTATCTTTTAAGAAAGCATTAACTCTTTCACGACCGTTTGTGATATCTGGCATATAAATTTTTCCTTTCAATCTTAACTTGTCCAAGCTGACTTCCAGTGCATCAGCGATTTTGCACATATTCGTCCACGACATCTCTTTTAATCTTCCAGCCTTTAGGTTAGAAAAATTAGATGGATGGACATTTGATTCTTTGGCCAATCTGTACATTGACCAGCCTTTTATTTTTAATTGTTTTTCAATTTTATCCCACATCTAAAACACAATATGTTGTGCTTTTCAAGCACATTTAATCCTTTCTTATACAATATGTTGACAACAAAATATATTTGGGTTATAATATATCTTGACTAAAACGATTTGATAAGACCTTTCCAACTCCTTATGAAAATCGCAAGTCAAATAATTAAGAAAGGAGGATTGCTTATGGCAAAAAATACCAAGCAGACCTCTGCTAAAGTCGCCACCAAAGCAAGCAAGGCTCTTCGCGACGGACGTTCTTCTGCTCGAACAAAGTCTATCGCTGGATCGGCGCTTTCACAGACTCGTAAAAAGTAATACGATATAGTCTGAGTTTAAAATATAGCTTTTTCCTTTTTCAGAAACTTTTATAAGATTCTGGTTTGGGAAAAGCTTTTTTATTTCTTCAGGAACTTCTTGAATATCGCACTCCCCGAAAGAAATTTCTGAGTCTATCGTTGTAATTCCACTGACTTTTATGTCCCTTCCCTCCTTTTTCAAAAAATAAAAATGCCCTATCTAACTGATAGAGCATGTGATATAATAGTGACGGCACTAACGATATAGCCTCTGAAAGGAGGTGAGTCCCATTGGAATTACTTTTCACACTTATCCTTGCCCCGCTCTTGGTCAATTTAGCAACTAAATTGATCAGCGACTGGCTGGATAGCAAGCAGGACAAGGACAAACGTTAGTGTCCAGCCCACAAAAAAATCCCCTGGTATTTGCGGTACTAGGGGATTTGTGTTCCATTGGAACTACTTTTCAATTCCCCTATATTATCTCATATCTATTTTCAGTTGTCAAAGAAAACCTCTAACAAGCTGAACTATAAATGTGGTATAATAGTGACGGCACATCTGCCT